GCCGTCGATCTTCACGAACAGCGCGCCAGCGCTGTCCGCGATGTTGATAATGAGGCAGCCCCGGAAGGTGTTCCGGACAGCGGCGCTCACCATCTCGATCTCGGCACAGGTCGTGGAGCGGTTGATCGTGTCGAGGCCGATGGTGCAGCTATCGAAGGTGTTCTCGCCGTCGCCGGTCAGCTTGAGCGAATACGAAGCTGCCTGATCGCCGGCCTCGGCGTGGCCGATACCCGCAATGTGGCAATTCGAGAAGTAGTTCCGCTGGCCCGTGACGTTGAGGCAACCAATGGCGGTGCTCTCGTCATCGAAGCCGTGGAACATGTGGATGTTATCGACGTAACAGCCGTCGGCGCTCCAGGTCACCATCGGCGTGAACAGCGTGGTGCTGGCGGTCGGGGCGATCCGGGCGCGTCCACCGACCCGGGTCGGACCGGCGATGCCGATCAGATGGGTG